AAATCCGGATTGCTCCCGCTTACATTCGTCTGGATGATCGTCTTGCGCTTTTTCTTCAGCGCTCGGATGTCCCGCTCTGTCTCTTTGACCAGCGCGCAGGCATCTATGTAGTCGTTTAAGATATTTTTGTCCATCGGTGTCACCTCCCTTTTTTTATTCGCTTGCTTACTTAAATCTCAGTTTAGCGCTTATACCAACAGCGCGATCCATCCGTAAACTCAACTTCCACGCGATCCGGCAGTTCTCCGCCAGCATGATAACCCTCATTATTGATCCGGGCTATAAGCTTATGTCCCTTTTCGCACGCCATCGCTTTTTTCTTGTCTTTGTACTGTGTGCCGCAAAAATCGCACACATATAATTTCTGCTCTTTCATTTCAGTCCTCTTTCTTTCAATTCCTTATTTTCTTTAAAAAATCTGCAAGAAACTCTACTTCCCGCTCGCTTTTCGTTCGGTCTTCTGATTCTGCATTTTCCTTTTACTCCTCCTCGATTTCCTGTCTCTGTTTGGTAAAAGAAAATGCAGTCTTTACAACATTTTTTCACTTCAACTATCCTCTTCATAACTCGCACAATAGGTGCACCTCTTACACGGATTGCATGGCTCGTCATTCGCATCGTTTACCGCAAATCCCTTACACTTTCCGCCGCATCGTCCCGGCTCTCCGTATTTTTTGATAATGCTGCAATTATCAGGTGTCCTCTTCGCCATTTTGTACCTCCGTTGCATCCTTTAAAGCGTCTAAACAGCTATTCCATCCTTCTGCACGATAAAATTCGGAATCATAACAAGCGTCTTTTTCGCAGCGTTTTCCCGGAAGCTTTCGTATCGGACATGACTTTGGCTTAATATTTTTCAGCCCATATTGAAACACGTCCATCTCTCCCGGCAGACAATATCCCGTCATCGTTCGCAAATAACATTCCCGGCAGTTGTCCGGCATATCTACCATAATAAATCCTTTTCTCATGTCATTCCTCCGTTAAATGCTCATTTAATTGTAAACTGTAAAAATAGA